TCCGAGTTTGAGGATGATGTTCCTCTTCTCTCGTCTACTGGACTGGTACTGTTCCCCATCCAGGCGCGCAAAGCTCGAAGAGACAATGTTCGCCTGGACGGGGTCCAGTCCCTCGATATCTTTAACGAGATATCCACCAGAAATGTCCTGTAGCGGAAGAGGAAGGATCAAACCCTGCTCAGTTTGTGCCTCCACTTGGTAGAGCATTGTTTGTAGTAACCTTTCCCTTAGCTACAGACAGCTGGTTTCGTGTGTTTCGGTAGATCTCTGCCTGAGACAGAGCCTTCGGGGAATAGTTGTTCTGAGTATAGTAGGTGGTATCCCCACTCGACTCAGCCGCCAACTCCAACTTCATTTGCTCAACCTGTTCGGTTGCGCTAGCGATGTCGGTAGCATATGCGTAACCCTTATCCACCTTCAGTGCTGCCGGATTGAGAATACTGTTGAGTTGACCCGAATCCTTCTTGACTGCCGAAAGATCCAACACCGGTCTAATTGTAGGTTCGACATTAACATCGGTCATGACTGCGCCGGAGATAGCCTCGAGAGACTTCTTAACCGTGTTTATCGCGCCATCACCAACGAATTCGCCGGCCTTATTAACCATCCCGGCATTCTTTCGAATACCAAGAGCCAACCCCTCGGAAGTAAACTTTCCGAGTTTCATGAATTCGCGAGAAGGTGATTTGATACCGAGCTTCTTCTTGATGGTTTCGACCATAGCCGTAGCGATCGCATCCATCTGCTCACCGATGGCCTTCTCCTGCTTCTTAAGACCCTCGACCAGACCCGCAGCCGAATCGACAGCTGCCTGATAAAGCGCCTTAGATGCCGATGAACCGAGAGTGGAAGACGCCCCCGTGAGTTGTTTACTCAAGGAGTTTAGCTCAGCAACACCGCCCTTACCCTGTGCCAGAATATCATTCATGAACGGTAGAGCCGCAGTACCCGTACTGAGAAGCTGCTCGTAAAGAGCATCGTTAAGACCCATCGACCGAAGTTCCTGGAGCTTTTCGGTAAATTCAAGAGTCTCTTTAACCTGAGTCTTGAGATCCTTGTAGTACGACTGCTGAGTGGTGTTCCCATCGATAGACGGCAGATTATCGAACTGATCCTTAAGACTCTTGGCGTAATCGTCGCGAGTCTTCTTGGCATCTTCGAGCTTCTTACGAGCTTCTTCGAGTTTGGTCGTAACCTTATCGTAGTCCTTCGAAAGTGCACGGAGATGATCCCGTTCGTCACCCATATCTTCGTTGAGAGTTTTCAGCGCTTCACTAGCCCGCCTCTTCTCGTCAGTTGCATCCGCAAGCGCCTTCTCCTGCTTCCGGATTTCCTGCCAGTCTTTGTTGCGAGCGTTACGCAGTCTTTCGAGCGACTTGGTAGCTCTTTCGATCTCTTTATCAGCACCCGCCATGGCTGAGGTAAGAGCCTCGCGCATGGTTTGAGTTGCCGCATTGATCTCGTCATTACTACCAGTCAGACCCTTTACGAAACCCTCAGTGGCATACTTACCGACCTTGATGAATTCCTTAGACGGCGAAGCAATTCCGAGGAAGTTCTTCGCCGCGTTAAGTGCATTCTCAGCCACTCTACGAGCAGCATCCATAACTCGCCCGATACCATCCGACAGACCGAACGTCAAACCGCTAATGATCTCAGAGGCGAGATCTCTTGCGGCGTTCTGCATTCGAGTCTTATTGTTCCGGATACCCTGAGCAAGACCTTCAACGAAAGTAATGATTAGGTTGGCGCCCGCCTGAATAATAACAGGGAGGTTTCGAGCGATACCGTTAATGAATTCTACGATTATACGAGTGGCCGAATCGATAACCCTTCCGATATTATTAGCAATACCATCCAGAACACCGACGAGGAGACGCATACCAGCATCGACAAAGAACGGCACTCCCTCCACTACCTTATTAACCAACATCACGATTAGGTTCCAAATGGTATCGATAACCAAAGGGGCTGTCTCGTTGATGGCGTTAAGAAGTGAAGTGATGAGCGTCGTCATGGCCGCAGTGAACTCAACAACGCCTCCGGCTATCACCAACGCGAAGTCGATGATGCCTTGAGCGAAGGCCGCCATAGCGGTAGGGATGAGTCCGATGATGACTTCGACTGCCATTTTGAGTGCCTCAGCACCCAAGGCTCCAGCCGCCGCAAGAGCGACTAGTCCAGCCGACATCATAAGCAAACCAGCACCGGCCAAGTAAGCACCGGTACCAATTAGCATGATCGCTGTGCCGAGAAGCAAGAAACCCACCGAAGCAGGGATCAACAGCAACCCGCCGACCGCTAGGATGGCAATAGAAGCGCCCAATACGGTTAGCCCTCTACCGATGGCATCCCAAGACATAGTCCCGAGAAGCGCCAAGGCCGGAGCCAACATCATCAGACCTGCCGACACCACGAACAGTGCCAGTCCACCAAGTGCAACGAGCGGAATACCCATCAGAGCCATAGCTCCAGCAAGGATCGCCAGAGAACCGGCGAGCATTGTGAGGGATCTGCCGATTTCATCCCAACTGAAAGTCGAGAAGATCTTCATCGCACCCGTAAGGATGGTGATCGCGATTGCCATGGCGATCATTGTCGCCGCACCAACCGGAGCCATCTTCAGTGTGGACAGAATAGCTACCGCACCGACAAGGATACCAACCGTGGCACCCATGACAGTAATAGCTCTTCCGATATCGTCCCAACCCATGGTGGAGAACACCTTAAGTGCCCCAGCCATAATCGCAATGGTTACGCCCAAGCCGAGAAGTGCTGCCGTACCACCAACACCCTTCTGAGCCAGCTTACCGGCTCCGACCATGAGAGCCACCGAAGCAGCCAACATGGTACTCGCTCGAAGAATGTCATCCCAACTCATGGTGGCCATGATCTTGAGCGCACCTGCCATAATAACAATGGCCGTAGCAAGAACCACCATGGCGCCGGCACTGACCAGGAGCTTGACTCCAAGACCCTTACCATCGAGAAGCTTCATGGCCGCAACCATGAGAGCCAATCCGACGGCCATGGCCGACAGACCTCGAGCCAGTTCGACCCAATCCATACTGGCCATGATCTTAACCGCCGCAGCGAATATGACCATGGCAGTGGCGAGACCAATAAGCGCCCCGCCTAGGATCCACATCTTACCCGCGCCTGTTACCAGACGATCCATAAGAATCATCATGCCGGCCAGTTGACCAAACATAACAGTCATAGCCCCAAGGACGATAAACAGCTTGGCTGTGTCGACGAACGAGAGAGCCACGACCGCGGCCGTGAGCAAACCGATCGCGATGGCGATACCCATAAGAGACGCAGCCTTGAGTGTATTCTGCATCTCGTCGAAAGTGTCGGTCATGGCGGTAAAGACACCCTTAATGGTGTCAACAATCCCGCCGCCTTCCTTCTTGTCGAAGATTCCCTTGATGAAATCAAAGGCCTTCTTAAGAATGATGCCGATACCAGTAAGAGCTCCGACGTTCAACAAACCCACAAGGACATTGAAGTCCATGGTTTCGAAGAAGTCGCCCAAGACCTTCTTGGCGTCACGGAAGAAGTTTCCGAGTTCGGTCCACACCGGAGCGAGGAATTCACCGATCTTCTTGAACGCGTTCGCTACCGCTTCCCAAGCCGCTGCGAGATCCCATGTGGATACCGCATTTATGGTCCATGCGCCAAGTTCGCGAAGTTTATCAATCGGATACTGGAGAACATTGCCCAAGAACTCGAAGATCTTGTTCAAAGCATCGCCACTCTTGATGGCGTCTCGAACCTTAACCAGCCAGTCACCGATACCCGCCGTAACAGCAAGGACTCCACCAGCACCCTCAGTAGCCGCTCCGAAGAGTCGACCGAAGAGGCCGATGACCTGCTTGATGATCATCCAACCGATGTCAAGAACCGCGAAGACACCCATAAAAGTGCTCTTAAGATTCTTCATCGTCTCGGCAGACGGTTTCATGCTCTCCGCGAAGAGCTTGAAGTTGTTTGCCATAACCAGAAGGTTGTGAATGGTGATCGGCGGGAAGATCTCCTTGAATGCACTCTGAATGGGCAGAATGTACATCTTCACGGCTTGCCAGATGCTGGCGATGCCGGAAAGAATGTTATCGCGCCCTCCCATTTTGACGAATCCGCGAATGAGATCGTTGCGGGCTTCGGCCATGTGACCAATAACCCCGCCGAGTTCGTCGTTTACTGCTGTCCAGAGATCCGTAGCCTGATTGAAGTCACCGATGAGGAGATCGAACGTTTCAGACCAACCCGAGCCGACAGACTCCTGCATAGTACCGAGAAGCTGCGTGAAGGTTCGCACCTTCGTAGCCGCATTCTCGGACATCTCCTGCTGAGCCTTGAATGTGGCGATCTGAGCATCAGACAGACCCAGAGATGCCTGAGTAGCTGCGTCCATGTCGCCGGCCATGATCTTGAGGTAGTTCGACATGACATCTGCCGACAGCCAGTTATGCTCAAGCGAACCGTTGAAGTTCTTAGACGCTTCTTCCGCAGAAGTCGTCTCGTCGTTGAACATACCCATAGACTCGGCGATCTCGATGAGACCGTTCTGCATGTTCTTGTTACCCATACCCACATTCTGGAGCGAACGCCAGTCCATGAGTCGGATAGTGCCTGCAGAAAGAGCCTGAGAAAGCTGATAGGCAGCACCGGCGGCGCCCTGGGCGTTAGTGCCAGAGGCTGCGGCTTCGTTGGAGAAACCCTTGATGAGAGAGGTTGCTTCACCGATCTGAAGACCGGCATTAGTAAACAGACCAATGTTCTTGGTCATGTCTCCGAAGTTATAGATGGTCTTATCCGCGTACGAATTGAGCGCGTCAAGATTTGCTGTAACTTCGGGAAGCTGAGTTCCGTATCGAGCAGTGTTGGAGAGAATGGTCTGGATAGAACCCATCTTGAGTTCGTATTCAGCGAATCCAGCTTTAACCGGATCGATCGTAAGCGACTTGGCGATGGTTATGCCGGCGTCTACTGCACGATTGGCGATATTGGCAAGCGCAGTAATCGCGACTACGGACATCGCACCGAACTTAGACGCGATTTCCGAAACGCCATCAGCGATGCCGGTTAGAGAGAAGTTTTTCCCGGCTCGATCCAGGTCATTAAGACCTTTAGCCGCGTCTCCCAGATTCAAGCCTTGCTTCAGCTTTTCGAGAGCCTTGCTTGTGTCGGCGACACCTCTTTGGAACTGATCGCCGTTAAATTTCATTCCGACGACGCGTTCGTCGATCTTGCTACTCATGCAGTGGTCACCTCCGTCCAAAGGTCAGCTAAAATCTGTTCAAAAATCGGTCGCATAGCGGGGTTGATAAAGTCTCTACCCCGAACGTATCCGCCGGTTCCGGTTCCATGACCGTATTGGATTCCGATAACCACCGGAAAGCCGTTCTCAATATCCGAGTTGGTCCAGTTGATCTCGAAAGACCCACGAGATCTACGGGTTTCGTATCCCCAAGAATTAGCCGCCAAGCTAGAATCTACAGGTGTGGCCGCAGCCAAAGCAGACACGCCTCTTTTACCAACGCGCTGAAGAATACTGGCAAAATCGGCCTTGGTCATACGCCTAAGGAAGCGATCAGTGTTCTTAAAGTCACCTTTATGTTCGAACACAATCATGTTTTACTCCCATTTTGACGAAAACTAAACGGAATCGATAGACAACCACGTTCGGGCATTGCTGTTACCCATAGACACCGTGCCTGTAGAACCTCGAAGCCCCTCAATCGTAAAGGATTCTCCGATGGAGAACTCTTTATAGAATCTAGTCATGTTCACGGTCGAGAGCCCGAGTGTGTCGGCGCGACCGTGTGACAAGCATCTATTAACGCCTTGGGCGTTGAACGCGAATTGAACAAGGACTGGTGCCGAGGCAGTTCCGACACTAATGCTTGCGGCGATGGCGAAGAATCCATCTCGATTACACGTCCAGGTACCACCGGTAGTGTATGTAAAATCGGGATGTCCGATAGAGACGGCATCGAACGGGATCGTCTGCTGGGTAGTTGTCAACGCCATAATGGACGAGGATTGGTACAACCCATAGCTGAATTCCAAAACCCATGGACCCCAGGTAACTCCGAGGTCGTATGAGTCTCGAACCCAACGACGACGATCCAGAATACCCGTACTATCCGTAAACACCCGTCGAAATTCTTGACGAATGAAAGTTGCAGTCGAATCGACCGGCGGATAAACCACGAGCAAACCGAGATTGGTGGGGGTGGGGATGTTCAAAGCGGTGTTTAGAACCCGATACTGTCCTGGCAGAATTGCAGAATTGCAGTCCACTACGTCATCGCCGATGACCAAAGAAGTCTGGATATAAGCAGTGAACGTCGCAGGGGCGGTCATCGTGCGTCGGAAAGTAACTCCCGACATCGCATTCGCATCCGAATTGGAAAGATCTTGGATCAACTTACCAGAAGGTCCGACTCGAACTACACCACTCCAGCTCTTGGATGGATCTGGAGAGTTCGTGGCACCAACAGCGCTGCTATAGAAACCGGGCTCGATTGCTAGATTCCAGTCCGCAGTATTCTGACCGCCAACATTAAGACGGTTTGGAAGATCTGCGGGATCACCCTTTACGTAACCAGCGTCTACCGTGGAACCATCTTGTTTTGTTAGAATAAGATGGTTGGAGAGATCTACAGCGCCCGAAACAATACAAGATGCCTCAATAGCTAGCATTCGTTCTTTAGTTAGACCACTCACCGTAGCCATGAGACCTCCTTCTTAAAGAGAACTAATCGTGTATGAATCTGAGTCGATAAATAGAGCGCTCGGCCAGGTAATTTCGAAACTGGTAGCATCAAGCATCACGATGGCGTCATCCGGACCTTCCGCGGTCCAGGATCCATCACCGTGGTTTGTAATACGCAGAATTGAAGCGTCTTCAAACAGCTCTATAACTTCATCCATTGACGGGAATCTGGGGTCCATAAGGTCCGTGCCGTAAAGAATATTCTCTAAAGCTTCAATCGCCCATGAATACGCCCTAGTTGAATCGACAATTAGATGCGCCGAACGCTCTCCAGTCGACAAAATAATAGGGGTGGTTGTCAGTTCCCAGCTGAAATTTAGTGGTTCTGTGCCTGAGTTTATAGACGTGTTGTCCACGTTACCCGGGACAACCAAAGCGTTATAGACTAGATGAATCTTGTATCCAGATTCGATTTCGGAGTCTATACCAATACCTGTTCGGTATGAAAAATTAAAGGGCAATTTCGGTTGTCCCGAAACTCTGTCCACAAGTCCCGAAAATGGTTCGAAAGCTTCGGGGTATGTAATCGCCTGGATTTCCGCAGCGAAGCTTTCATTCTTTGTTTGGATTCGAAATTTTCGACCATCCACAAAGTTTTCGGAAATATCCGAACCGGAAGGAGCCTCTGTAACCGAGACAAGACCATTCCACGGGGTTCCTACACCATTCAAGATGGGGTAGAAAACGCCTCGGTCAACGCCGATATCGTAGGAACGTTTGTTGGGATCATCCCAAACAAGTCTAGTCATTCGGGAGGCTCCTTCCGGGCAGATATGTATTAATCGATGATGTTATCCGAGACGATTCTGGCAAGCCATAGAATGGCGTTGTCGGTCGTCACGGCATTTTGATCGACTGCTTTTCGATACTGATACATGGCGGACATGGCATCAGTGATGGATTTTTGTCGCTGCGTGACCGCAATAATCGCGTCGCGAATGGCATTCATCTGTGCCTGATTGTACGTAGCTCCTGGCGTGAAAGCCTGAATCTGCGTAATATGTGTGGCAATCTGATTAGACAAAGCATCGGCTTGACCCTTAAGGATGTCAGCTTGAGCCATGTCGTCTTGAGCAGCGGTTCGAGCCGCCGTAATATCGGCGATTCCCGAAGCTAGCTGAGTGAGAAGAATATTCCTTTCGGAATTAACCAGCTCGTTCTCAATCTCTTCTGCGGTTTTATCTCTCTGAGTCCACACTTGAGTGATGGTGTTTTCCGAATACACATACGTGGAAACCCAAGTAGTTGTCTCGGTATCTGCTGGACGTGCGGCTTCGGTGATAAGATACCATCCGGCCAAAGCCAGAGTTGAAGGATTCCTATCTCGAAGATCCCACCATCGAACCCCGTCGAAAATCGTATGAGGCGGTTGACCGATAGAGTCTACCGTAGTCCCAGTTACGTGTCCATAAACCATTAAGCAACTCCTACCGCTTTAGCGTGTACTAGAATATATGCGGTCAAGCCAGATCGCCAATCAGAATCCACGAGTTTGCCGCATACTTTACAGCTGTCATGGAAGACCACCGCGCACGAGCAACCAACGAAGGAGTACCATTAACTGTGGCTCCGGATCCAGCAACGAAAGTCGCAAGACCGGTGTTAATAACCGCGAAATCAATCTGAGTACCGATTGGGAAAGCCGTTGTCGCATCCGAAGGGAGCGTTACGGTGATTGCTCCCGTATTAGACAGAGTAACCAGTTTGCCCTGATCCGTAAGGACCGGGGTGTATGTGGTACCGGTCTGCGGATTTACCCCGACGTACAAACCTCGCGTTGCTGTGAGATTAGCCGAAGTAATCGCCTTTGTGGTGTCGGTTCCGGTTACAGCATCCGAATTAAATGCCAGCTGAAGAATACCTGCGGATCCAGCGGAGCCGGTCACTAGTCCCATAGTCGTTCCGGTAATGTTAAATACCGAAGACACAGACAACGCGGCAAATGCTCCCGCCGAATCATCCCAGAACATAATGCGATCGGCGTTAGGATCTGCGAACGCTGTAACCTTAGTGTTCAGAGCCGATTGAAGATCTGTCTGAGAAGACAGGGTTCCGGTAATCGTACCCCACGATGCGGCACCACCGCCACCTCCGCCCGCAGCCACAGGACTCACGACCCAAGTATTAGCCGCAGTCTTAAGCGCTGTAGTTACGGTCCACTGCGCAGCTGTCAATGCAACGCCGGTTACCGTGGCACTAGCCCCAGCTGCGAACGTTACAGTGCCGGCCCCACCGGTTACGAAAACGATCTCCGTACCCACTGGAAATGCAGTTGTTGCATCTGAAGGAAGCGTGACCGTAATCCCAGCCGCATTAGTTAGAGTGACAATCTTACCCTGATCCGTGAGAACCGGGGCATAGGTGGTGCCAGTCTGAGCGTTTACCGCAACGTACAAACCGCGAACCGCAGTCAGACCAGCTGGAGTAACTACTCGAGCCGCGTCGGTACCGGTGATTGTTTCGGCGTTAGTTGCTAGTTCCGAAATTCCAGTAAGCGACGTAGTCGCGGATCTAACCGTGGGTGCCGTAGCTGTACCACCGAGATGATTGGCGAGCTGAACAACACCTTTGACCGAGGTCGTCGCGTCTGCAACTGAAATAGAGATGCTATCGAGGGCATCGTCCGCGACGATACTCAAGTTAACGTGAGTACCCGCCGCAAGTGATGCATTGATTACATCTCGAATAGCTTCGGCAATGTTTTCATTAGCGGCCAATGCCAGGATAACCTCAGCGGGGAGATTATAACCTTCATCCACCGCAACCACAAGATTATAAGGCATTTATGTCCCCAAAATGTAAAGTCCAGGTGTGGACGTAGCGTCTAGTCTGGATCCGACAGGAATTATGTAGAAACCGTCGACAGTCGAAATCTCGAGATCCGTATCGATACTGATCGTCGTAGAGATGGGATACAAACCCGTGAGAGTATCCGGGAAAATCGTGAACGACTGTGCCGGAATGAAGTTAGCAAAGAGATCCATAATTTCGTCTACCGACGGAAGATATGGGTCATTGCTATTGGATCCGTAAAGAAGATCCTCGAGTTGTGCCATCAATAGCGCGGGCGTCTTTCGGGAATCCACAACAAAATGAGCACTCGGACGATACCCGACAATATCCGGAGGAAGAGTAGAAATCTCCCAACTAAGAGTCATCAGATCGATCGAGTTGCTTCTAGATTTGTTGTCCCTAGTCGAAACCGACGCCAGCGCGTTATATACAAGATGAATCTTATACGCATGATCCACGCCATCATCGTCGTTTCCGACTCTTGTCCGATATGCCATACCAAAAGATTTACGAGTTTGCTGCGTAACAAACAGACCGGGAAGAAATTCCCTAGATCCGTCGCATTCAGACAATTCGAATGGTGCGGAAATCGCCTCAATGGTTGCTGAAAATTCCTCATCGGAGGAAACATTCAGATATTTATAACCGTCGAGATAATAGGGTCGCGGTTCTCCACCCGAGGGAGCTTCCGATACTCCAGTAAGACCATTCCAAGGAACTCCGGGCCCAACCTGAGGATAGAGAACTCCTCGATCTACGCCTACTTCGAAGTATCGTTTTCCGATGGTTCCCCAAGTAAGTCGAGCCACAATTCCTCCTTCCGGAATGATCATTAAGAGAATAGAGTTACCAATTCGGTAGCCGGTGGAAGTCTCGGATCATTAAGATCGTCACCGTAGAGAATGGTTTCAAGTGTTTCGACGACTAGTGGATTCGCTCTAGTGGAGTCGACTACAAAATGTGCGGTCGGTTTAATCCCGATGACTCGTTCCGGAGACGTTGTAATGTTCCAAGATAGCGAAGTCGGAGAAATAGAATCTTCCAAAGTCGCGTTGTCTCGAGATGTTGGTGAAATCAAAGCCCGATAAACCAGGTGTAGTTTATAACCGTAGTCTAGGTCCGAGTCGCTACCGATCATGGTGCGATAGCAAAATCCAAAACTAAAGCGGCGCTGATGGCCGATGAAGAGGCCATTTGTAATTCCCATCAAACCGTCGAAGTCTGGAAAACCATCCGGCGGAGAATATGCCTCGATCTCGGCTTCAAACTCTTCGGACGAAGCGACGTTAAGATACTTCTTGCCGTCAATAAAGTACGGTCGAGGTTCCCCGCCAGATGGCGATTCGCTAACCGAGACGATACCATCCCAGACAATTCCCGGAGAGTTGTTGGGGTAGACTACCCCTCGGTCAACGCCGTTTTCGAAGAATCTTTCTCCGGTCGATGCCCAATTAAGTCTCACCCCAACCCCTAACTATCCGGTAGTACCTAGCTGCTTCTGTCGCTGTTCATTCAGAGAACGATTACGAGCCGCAAGTTCGGCTCTAGACATCTTCTTCTGAGGCTTGTTCTTCTCATTGAGAACACGGATTAGCGTGAACAGCTGATTCAAATGACGAGTTTCATACTCTAGAGGTATGTTGAAAGAGATCATCCAGTATCGAATAATCTCATTAGTAATTATCTCCCGAGATGCTCTTCCCGGAAGTGAAGAAAAGGTGGTAGCAGTCATGTTCGACTCAATGTAATCGTTAATCTTCTTAACGTTGGCTTCGCCGAGTCTAAACAGAATGCTACCGTCAACGTTGTCATCCAAACACATTGCGTGGATGTATGCATACGTCTCTTCGGTAGTCTTTTCGCCCGTCCCTAGGAACGGCTTTTCGAAGACCGACTCCCATTTTGAAAGGGAGACCAAGGAATGCTCAAGTACCAGAACAGCTTCTGGAGTTGTGACGAATTGCTCCGTCGACTCGTCCCAGGATTCAACACCCGGCACTGTAATTGTGATTGGCATTCCTTGGTCCCCTTTCAGATGTGGATCACCCCTTGTTAGGCAGTCTTCTTGAACGACCAGTCGTCGTCCGAACCAGCCGTGAACTTGTATGCACCAGACGACGGCGTGGCACGAATGACCAGCGTGTCGTTGAGCACCGCGATCGTGACCGTACCGGTGACAACTGCGTTGGTGTCCGCACGACGGTACGTAACACCGGTGACGGTCGGGATGGTGATGACACCAGCCGCGGTAGCCGTCGGAGCCGTCGGGGTGACGGCAGTCTGACCAGCAGCGAACATCGTCACTACTTCGTCAGGCAGCGGGAGACGAGCGTTAGTACCTGCGGTACCGTAGAGCGCCTCCTCGAGTGCGGTGAGGTTTGCCGCGTTGACCTTGGTCGAGTCGATCGTGATGATCGCCGTCGGCTTGAAACCCGTAACAGGCACGGGGGTTGTGGTGACTTCCCAGCTGAACGTGATCGCCTCGGGCGAGTCGTTGACCGTGTTGTAAGCCTTCTCCGACGGAGCTGCGAGAGCGCCGTACACGAGGTGAAGCTTGTAACCGTAATCCGCTCCGACGGAGTCGTTGCCGAGCTTCGTGCGGTAGGAGAAACCAAAGGTCTTTCGAGTCTGCTGACCGATCGACACACCCGCGGAGGGGTTGGCCGTACCATCGCACTGCGCGAAGGCCGTCGGATACGTGTAAGCCTCGATGGTGGCGCCGAACTCCTCGGCGGAAACCAGGTTGAGGTACTTGATGTTGTCGGCGTACAGTGCCGTGGCCTCAGCGCCCGTGGGCGACTCGGTAACCGCGGTCAGACCATTCCAAGCGTAACCAGTGTCATAGACACCGCCAGTCGGAATGTACAGCACGCCTCGGTCAACACCGGTCTCGTAAAGACGCTCACCGGTGCCATCCCAGGTAAGGATTGCCATGATCTACTTCCTTTCTAGAAGTATAAGAAATAAACTCGATGGTACAGGCCGTCCTGAGAATAGGCTCTTTCAAACCTAGCTCGAAGCGTCTCCACCTTGTTTCTAACCGGAACCGAAGGATCGCGATCGATACAAGTGACCTGCCACGCATCGACCCGTCGATATGGGTCGTTGTTTGCGTAGATAGCATCCTGATCATCGTAGTGATACTCGATGGCTGGATACTCCATGCTGGTGTTTTCATCCGCGCCAAAATAGACATTTCGAGTTTGGAGGAAATCAACGAAGATCTCGTTCAATACCTCTTGTCTATTGGTCGGCGGACTAGGGGGTGGAGGCCCTGGGACCATTATACACCTCCCCGAGACTGAGAATCAGGCGTGGTTCCTTCTTCTCGATCCGGGAGATATACCAAGTAACACCCTCCCACTCGACGAATCTAATGGCAGGGACGTTCTTGAATGCGTATTCGGTAGCCAGAATACTGATTCGATTGCTCACCCTGTTGTTTCGACTGGTCGTATTCTCGCCTTCATCGACGGAACGACCGGGCTGGAGGACGTCACCAAAGAACTCAAGTTCGGTGATGACGTCCTCCCGTACGCCAGGACGAGTCTCTTCAGTTTTGCCGAAACCGACTTTACCGAAGAACTTGTCTGCCATTTTGAAGGATTACTCCTCGACTCAGTACGCGTAGAACCAGTCGGTGTCGATGCCGTGCGGGAACGAGTAACCCGTTGCCGGACGTGCCTCGACCTCGGTCGACTCGGTGATCGCGGGCAGGGCGCCAGCGGTCTGCTCGACGTTGTCGATGTAGTACTTCACACCGGTCTGAGCGGGGATGGTGATGACGTGAGTTGCCGGCACGTAGGTCGGCTGCGTCGGGGTAACCACCGTACCGAGGTTCTTCTTGATGACGAGAGCCGACTTGGGCTTCGTCAGCGCACCCGAGATACGGGACTCGATGAGGTACTTGTACTGGTTGTAGTCGATGTCGAAGTCATCGAACATACCAATACGGCCACCAGCGTCAGCACCAACCGTGTAGTCCTGCAGGTTGACGATGATACCGAGGATCTCAGGAGTGTCCTCCATGACCTCGACGGTCACGATGCGCGACACGCGAAGCGCGGCCGCAAGCGACTCCTGCGTCTCGTAGAGACGACGGCCAACCTTGTCCTTCTGCAGGATGAGGTCGGTGAGGATCTCGTCCGTGGTGAAGAGGACGGGGTTGCCCGAGCCCTTGTAGTTGCGACGAGCGTAGAGGATGCCCTCGACGATGTCGTTCGCGGACGACTCAGCCGCCAGCGTGACAATGTGCGAGTACATGTCGTGATCGAACGCGATGGGCCGAATGTGGTCCTCGTCGATCTTGTCCTCGTCGTCGACCTCGCGGCCGTCACCGATGAGGATCGCACGCGCGATTTCCTCATCGAGCATGAGACGCATCTCGGCCTTGAGCCAGGCAACGACGTCCAGGTCGACGATGTCGATGATGTCGTCGCGGTCCAGCTTCTGCTTCTTGTAGACCGTGGTGGGCGTGGTCACTCGCTTCAGGAGCTTGATGACCTCGTCCTTCTTCATGTTACCCTTGACGTAACCCTTCGCACGCGCCTCTTCGGCGGTGATGTCGGCCACGAGAGTCTTGATGCGCGAGAACGGCGAGTGACGGGTGCCCTCGAGCACCGTCGCGACCCACTCGGTACGACGCTTGAGAAGCTCAGGCGTGTTCTGGAGCGCCTTGGCGTCCGGGAACAGGAGGTCGATATCGATGATACCGTACTCCTGGGCGTGCGCAAGGATAGCCTCCTTGAGCGAGCCGTCACGCTTGGCCTCGGTCATGATGGTGTCAAGCTGCGAGTGGCTCAGAGTAGCCTGGCCCGAGCCGGTCGAAGCGTCGCCGGTGAGGCCGGCCTGCTCGAAGAGGTTGTGTCGCATTGCGTCGAATCCTTCCTGGATCTTAGA